TCGTTGACTCGGTGCCGCTCTGGTCCGTCTTGCCGAAGATGGTGTCGAAGGTCGGGATGGCACCACCAGACGGTTGCTTGTCCCAGACCACGACCATGCGGAGAGTGTTGGCGAACAGCTGCCCCGTGACGGCCTGAACCTGGAAGGCGAACGTGGCGACGCCGCGCAGACGAACGCTCTGCAAGTTGATCTTGCGGCCGATGCGGTTCCACGAACCGGCGCCCTGCTGCACCAAGTTGAGCACGAACGAACTCGCGTTCGTGCTCGTGGTGTCGATGACGGGCGACAGCGTAAGCGCCGTGTCCATGCCTTTCTTCTCGCCCACACTGCGAACGGCCGCGGCGAGGGACTGACGGGAACGGTACGATCCAGCCACAGGCGCTGACGGACGGTACGACAGCGGGATGCCGCCGATCATGCGCTGCTTTGAGGCACCAGTGGCGCCTCCGAGGCCGGCGTACGGGTACGAACGTTTACGAGTAGACATAGTCAAAGTTTGACGGAGTTAACAGAATTCGCGCAGCGAATTCTTGGGGGGGCCAAAAAAACCTGGTTCTCAGGTTTTTAGTATTACCCCCCCAACCTTGGAACCAGGAACCGCGAAGCGGTCCTGGTTACAAGGACCCGAGCGAAGCGAGGACTAACTATATACGGTGTATATAGTGAAATGCATATGCATTTCGGTCATGATTTTTGGTTGACACAAATCTCCCATTTTCGGAAAACGAAGGATGAGTGACAAGTATTGGTGGCAGAAGGAACCCGAGCGGGTTCGCCAGCCCGTGGCATGGGCCGCGCGCCCACCGCGCACCGCCGAAGAGGTCGAGCTCGACCGGCGGCTGGAAGAACATGCGAAGCGTGCGGCAGAGACGCACGTGTCGAAGGATGAGTGGGCTCGAGCGCAGTACCGAGCCGCGTCGCGAGCTGGCGCGACGATTCAGGACTTTGAAGCACGCTACCGTCATGGCGACATGACGGTGATGGACGCGCACGTTGACCAGATTTTCTGGCAGATGGTGCGCATGGAGTTGCGGAGCAATCCGCAGTTACAGACATGGCTTGAGTTTATTGAGAACTTCTACGAGGTGCCGCAGCACGAGTTCCTTGAGCGCATCAAGAACCGCTACTGGGCTCAGATGCAGCTGATGACAGAGGATCGTCGTCACACGAAGTTTGTTCATGAAGTGTTTCGCGCGTGGCGCGCCGCGAAGGAGCAGATCTACGACGACGATCCGGCGTCCGACGTTCGTCGTCAGATCGAGGCGGACGCCGTGCACTTTGCTCAGCGCTCTCACGCCGATCGTCTCGCCGATCAGTGGGCTGACATTTCTGATTTGGAAATGATTCAGATGCTTCAGCAGCTTGGCCAGGAGTAGGGCAGCAGCAAAAGTAGCAACGGATGTGGTGCATAACTAAACGGAAGCGAAAGTTCATTCTTCGTCAGATTCAAGAATTGTCGCCAACTTGCGCTTGACGAGCGCGTTGCTGCGAGCGAGTCCGCTCACTTTGACAGTCGCCCGGCCTTCGCGCTGGAGAGCTTTGAAGGCAGGCTCGGGCTTCTCCTCTTCGTGGTCTTCCACCACGAAGCCGTCGATCTCGTATGCGTCGGCCGAGGTCGGGCGGTCGTCGTCGAACGGTCCGTAGCCTTCCTCCTCGTACGAGCCCGAGAGGTCGTCGTCGTCGGCCGTGAGGTCGAGCACCTTGACGACTTTGTCGTCGACGTCGTCGTCTTCTTTTTCATCGTCTCCTTCGTAGACAGCCAGAAGGAGCGCCTCCATGAACTTCTGATTGATCGCCTTCTGCTCGGAGCAAAGGCGGCCCGTCTTGACGATGTCGATCGGACCAACGGCGTTGTGCTTGGCGATGTCAAGAATGGTGAACATGAACTTCACCGAATCGCCCACCTCCATCTCACACTGGCGGCAAAGCGCTTGCCACAGTCGCACGTCTTCGCTGGTGAAGCCGTCGCGGATGCGAGCCTCGAGGTAAGATGTTTTCGGATTAGACATTGTTGAATCAAAAGAAAAGATGTATCGAATCAGTTCGGTGGAAAAAAAGAAAACACCATTCGAACGAAAAGAAAAGGGAAGATTTTTCAAGGTCGGATATTAAAAAGTGAAATTTTCGTCCGAATGTTTCCGAAACGTTCGTTGAGCAGAATTGATTCACGGATGAGTCGCCAGGTGCCTATGAAGTATTGGGTGTTCACTCAGAACAACCCCCAAGTCGACGATGTGCCGCCGAATGTGTGGCCTGATGTCGAGTACGTCGTGTGGCAGCACGAGCGCGGCGAGCAAGGAACGGAACACCTTCAGGGTTACGTCGTGTTTGTCGGCAAGAAGCGACTCAACTGGATCAAGGAAAACTGCTGCGCGCGCTCGCATTGGGAGCCGCGCAATGGCACGCATCAGCAGGCCAAGGCGTACGCCATGAAAGAAGACTCGCGCATGCCCGGAGGACAGGCCGGCCCGTGGGAGCACGGGTCGGACCAGAATGTGCCAACCAAAAAGGGCGAACGCACCGACCTCAAGCGCGTCTTTGAGCTGCTGTCGACCGGCTCAAAGGAACACGACATCATGACCGACCCTGACCTCTTTCCTGTCTGGGCGCGCTATTACCGCGCGATCGAACGATACGAGCTGCTCTCGCAACCGAAACGCAACTGGATCACGTACACGCAAGTGTACTGGGGCACGAGCGGCTGCGGCAAGACGCGCCGTGCTCACTACGAGGCCGGACTCAAGGCCGATGGCACGCCTGGCGAGCCGTACTACGTCCTGCGCAAGCCGCAGGGCAACGCCGTCTACTGGGACGGCTACCAGGGTGAGAAGCACATCATCATCGACGAGTTCTACGGATGGATCCCACGCACCATGATGCAGGTCATCTGCGATCGCTACCCGGCGATCATCGACACCAAAGGTGGCGCGCGCAACTTCCTCGCGACGAAGATCTGGATCACGTCCAACGAACCACCGGAGCAGTGGTGGCAGCGCATCGGCCTGGGCGCCATGGAGCGACGCCTCACTGGAGAGCACGGTGCTGTCGAGCACATGACGCAGCCGTGGGCGCCGCCCGGAGAAGTGCCGGCGCCTCTTCCGATGGTCGTTCCGCCCATCTTCCCTGCGCCAGGTCCGCGCATGGTCATTGTGCCGATGCTCGCGCAGATGCAACGCCACGCTGAGAACGACGCCGCTGAAGCTGCGGCCTACGAGGCGATCCAAATCGCCGAAGAAGAAGAAGGACATCGCATCTGGGAGCAGTGGATGGAACAGTGGAACTAAGTAAAAGCCTCTTTCAATCTTCAGATGTCCGTGTAGCGGAGACGCGCAAACGACGTGGCGTCGATCGACACCTGCGTCGTCAGCACCGAGTTGGTGTCCGCGCGAAAGTACACGTAGAGCGCGCCAGTCGAGATGTCGGCGATCGTCATCGGATTCGACTGGCCCAAGAAGACCACCTCGCGCGAGCCGAGCTTGACGTACTCGTCGAACGAGCAGTTGACCTGCGACACCAGGGTGGTGCCGGCGTCGGACGTCGCCTCGCTCTGGGCGTCCTTGACGACGTCACGCAGGATGACGAAACGATCCATGTTGTCGTAGCGCACCGGGTCCAAGAACGTCGTTGACTCGGTGCCGCTCTGGTCCGTCTTGCCGAAGATGGTGTCGAAGGTCGGGATGGCACCACCAGACGGTTGCTTGTCCCAGACCACGACCATGCGGAGAGTGTTGGCGAACAGCTG